TACACATGCCAGCTGCAATCTCTTCAGGGTTATCAAAACCCCTCTTCTTCAGGTTTGCTTTAGTTTGTATCATACACTTTTCAAATGTCATTTTCTATCCCCTGTTGCGTTTGCGGAGGGCTTGTTGCCCCTATTTTGTGCTCTGGAGGATTCTTCTCGTTTATCTTGATTTTTTCCACCAGAGATGTTTGCATTCTTATCACTCTTTTCTTTTTGGATTGGAGAAGCCTTAACATCTTCAGAAGTTTCCATATCTAATTCAGTAACTCCTTCTGGGTCAAGACCACGCTCTTCTCTAACTTCACCGGGTGATAATACACCTTCAGACAGATATATCATATCGGTCTTAGCTTTAGTGAATGCATCGTTAACATTAATTTGCCTAAACTTAAATTTTGCTTCACCACTTTCTAATTGTGGCATAAGCTGGGCATTAAGTGCTCCCTCTACCATAGTCTGTAAATATCTTACATATGGTTCAAAAATTGGACGTGCTCTTTCTGGTTCAGTCCACATTGTTTTAGGAACTTTCAAAGCCATGTGTATTTTATCAAGTATGTCATCTGTATATTTTCCATACTCAAATGCTCTCTGTGTTCCTTGTAGTTCTTTTATTTGTATGTCGTTTCCATGGATAATGTCTTCACCGGGAGCTAAGGAATTAAATGCATCAACTATTTCATTAATTTTATCAGGACCATAAGGCATATCAGGTAACCCAGCACTTACATCAAATCTACTAGATGCATATTTATTAAGTGCAGCACCTATATCTCTTTCAGCGTAATCCTTTAAATCAACTAAATATATAATAGGGTGAATATCAGAGAGACCATAAGCTAAATCATCAAAAGAATTGTTATTAAGCTGTATTATCTCATCTTCTTCAAACCTTACATTCTCTTCGTCATCTCCTACTTTTTGATAGTAGTACATAACTTGTCCGTGCTCATTTCTTTTTACATACATATTCTGGCTGGAACGTAACACTAGGTTGTCTCCAGTCCATTCTAAATAAGCACTTCCAAATATTCTTGCATTTCTTAACCACCCGTATAAAATGTTCTCTAGATTAATATCACGGAACATTTCTTCTAACTCTTCGCGAAGGTCTTCATCATCAGTTACAATATCAAAATTATCTTTAACTGCATATAAGCAAGGTAAATCAATAAGAGTTCTAATTATAGGGTCAGATAGATATATATTCATATAAGTTCTATTTTTTCCTATATGAGGTTCAAAATCTTTATCTTGTCCTACAGAGAATCCTCTATTAATTTTGAGACGTTGAATTACACCTTCACCGTAACTACGAGGGTCGTCTTTCTTGTACGCGGGATTGCTGCCAATACTGGCAAATCTGCGTCTAACATTATCTATAAACGACATGGCTTTAAATAACTAATCTTAATGAGTATATAAAGTTTTTGCTAGATTCCACGTAATGGCTGTTTGTTTAGAGTATGTTTTCTATGTCCAGTGGCAAAAATAGGACCTGTACTATGTTGCGGACGTCCTAGCCTTTGTGTTTTATTAATAGGCCGAGATATAACACTTTGTCCAAAATTACCTGTCATAGGTAACATACTTAAAGTAGCATGTATACCCATAGCAGAACTATCACAATAATCGTCATGTCTACCACTCGGTGCAGCAATTTTCTCAGTTTTGTTAGCCGCATCCATAGTATATTCTAAATCTATATGTTCTTTTGTCCATTTATGTATTAACTTAGCCATATCTGGGGGTAGGTGTTCAGGGTTGGGTACTCTTACTCTTCCTTGTTGGACATATGAGACGAAGTCTCTATACATTTGGGTCTTAGTACCTTTCGGACCACCTGTAAAAATAAACGGCACAAAATGAACGCCAGCATCTAAGCACGCCAACCGTAAATCTTGTTCAACCGCACCACCAATACCAGTACAATCCACAATAAGGCGATTAGCCCCAAGCTGATTGGTAACGTCCATAATACGTTGACGTTGGTATGGAATATCGTGTCCACCAGTTCGGGCATTAATCTCTTCAATATAGATAAGCCGTGCAATATTTTCATCATCAGACTTTTCAAGGGACCATGCACTAATAACAGTAGAGTTAACAGATTTACCAATGTCAACCCCAACATTAATGTTGCTTCCTCCCTTGTATCCATCTGCATCCAATCTAGTAATTTCGTAATCATCATAACACCTTTTTATTTTTTCTGGAGTAAATACATTCGATACCGACTCTACAAACTCGCATTCATATTCAGTTCGCCAATAAATGGAATCTTCACCCCATTCTGTCATTTTATCTAACATTTCTTCTTCAGTGTAAGGAGCTGAATAAGCATCTCCTTGGTTCACTGCATCACGCCATGTATAATGAAGTCTTTTGAAGGTCTCTGCATACCCATCATCATACAAATATCTCCACATGTGGTTATCTTTTGACTTTGGTGTACCTAAATTTATGAACGGGGCCTTATTTGAAACTATCGCCGGTTCTACATTGTCTATAAATAGTTTATCGTCGATGAGAGGAGACTCATCAACTACTAGGAACGTAGGGTGTTGTCCGCGAATAGCTTGACCTTGGTTACTTGGCGCTAATGGAGCTCTTCTCATTATAGTGCCCCCCTTAAGTGTTATGTTGGGCTTATTATGAAATCTATAATTAGCTACTAATCCATTGAGAAAGGGGTTATCAGCAAAATGTCTATATACATAATTAAAGATTAATGCAGCTTGGTCTTCTGTAGGAGCAAGTATAAATACTAAATCTCTAAATCTATTAAAAAACATATATATAGTTACCGCTACAGACAAAGCGAATGATTTCCCACTACCTCGTGGAGCTAATATAGCTAATTTAGTTTGTTTATCATCATCTCTTAACATTAAACATTCTAAGATAATGTCTTCTTGAAGTGGTCTTAAACGTAATGCTCGTTGTTTTCCATCGATAAGATATGCAGAACAAAATGCTTTGACTAATTTTCTCATTTTGTGTCTATCTTGTCTACACTTATTGAATATATTTTCTAATTGTCTTGAATCTAATCCACCTTTACCTGTTAATAGTGTCTTTAGGTGGTTTTGGTTTTTTATCATCTGTTAATTCCTCTAAAAATGCACCAAAGTCTGCGGTGCTTTTTTCTACATTTGTTGGTACTTCGATATTCAACGCTCTGAATTCAGTATGTATGTCACGAACGATTTGATTTCTTTGTCGCAAGAGCTCTGTTCGAGCGTTAACATCCCGAATACATATAAGAATTTCCGACCACAAAAGGTCTTCAAGAGCAAGATTGCGCGCCAGAAGACGGACAAGCTCTTTATGACGTCCATATTCTGCTTCTCCGACTCGCTGACGTAATCTTTGCTCGTATTTCTCTACGTTCAAAGTGATTTGCCTTCATCAAGGGCTGATTTGACTTTAGACTTAACTAATGCTGCAAGTTCATCGTCTTTCTCATCCCATGCTGTGACCAATACATTTCGAACTAAGGAGTCTTTTACGTGCTTTTGTGCTGTTTCATCAAGCTTTTCAAAAGCTTTCATCTGTGCTTTTGTTAAATTCTTATCTAACATGTCCATCAATTCAGCTTCGTTATTCTTTATATATTTAAAAACTAACTCTTTAACTGCTGGTACAGTGTAAGCGACATAAGCGCCTAAAGCTAATACCAGTGCAGCTAATGCTGCTAATAATGGGTCATCCATTAGTGCGTCTAACATTCCAGATTCTTCTACAGTTTCTAATAATGCAGTGATGTTTCCATCTTCACTTGTGTTGTTTGACTCAAGTGCTGTGCTATTATCTGCTGTGTTGTTATTTGTTTCATTCATATGTTGATATCTCCATATTGGGGACTCTCACAAGGCACTTGCGATAAGTATCCTGTGATGCCATGGCCCTACTGCGAGAGCCCATACATAAGTAGAATGTCTACCTATATAAAGCTTACTAACATTTCCATCTTCTACGTGCTTGATTAATTCTTGAATTAGGGTCGTTTTGTGTTTTCTTAGAACTTCTCTTTTTCTGTCCTGCTGACCTAGCACAATAAGATTTACGTCTTTTGGCAGCTTTACTACCTTTCTTGACTTTACCTGTAACTGCTGTTTTAAGTTTAGAACCGGGATTAGCTCTTCTATAAGCTTTAACCCCCTTTCTAGTCATACCTGCACCTTTTTTAGTGGGTCGGTAATTGGCTCCTTTACCTTTAGTTGTTTTACGTATAGCTTTACC